TAATCTTTTGATCCGCCACAAAAAATACGGCGGCGAACCTATTGATTTAGGTGATTTGGAGCGGTTATACGTTGAGCAGAATGGGATTTGCGCGATTTCTGGAATTCCTATGCACACGACCCTAGATGAATCTGACTTAGCGGTTAGTCCAGATCGGCTTGATAACTCAATAGGTTACGTAAAGGGCAATGTCAGGCTGGTATGTGCAAGGGCAAACATGATGATGTCTACAATGGATGATGCTCACTTCACTTGGTGGTGTCGGGCGGTGGTGAATAACAGTGGAAATTGAGCAAGTCGCGGCGAAATTTAAGGGTAATTTCCCTTTATATGCCAAAAATATTCTCAAAATTGTGACAAAAGAGGGTGAATCACTGCCTTTTTCGCTTAATGCGGCACAGTTATATGTCCACAAAAGGCTAGAAGAACAGCTAAAAAAGCAGGGTAATATCCGCGTATTGTGCCTAAAAGCGCGTCAAACAGGTATTTCTACCTATGTACAGGGACGAAACTTCTGGAAAGTAACTCAGAACCGCAATGCTAACGCATTCGTTTTGTCTCACCTTGCAGAGTCCACCAATGCAATTTTCAACATGGTGAAGTACTTCTATGACAATGTCCCGCATCCGGCGTTTAAGCCGCCGCTCTCTAGTCAGTCGGCGTCAACTTTGGTATTTGATGACATCAACTCGCGCTACCGAGTCGGAACAGCAAGATCAACCCAAACCGGACGAGGACAAACAAATCGATTTGTCCACGGCTCTGAAGTGGCGTTCTACCCCCAAGGATCAGACATAGTTGCAGGTCTATTGCAGACGGTTGGCGGTAAAAATTCTGAAGTAATTCTTGAAAGCACGGCTAATGGTGCTGGCGGTTGGTTCTATGATCAGGTAATGAAAAGCCTGCGTGGTGAAACTGAATGGATAACGTGTTTTATTCCGTGGTTTTGGATGCCCGAATATCGCCGGAAACCATCACCGTATTTTGAGGCTACCCCCGAAGAATATAAATTAGCGCAACGCTACAACCTAGATGACTCGCAACTGTGCTTTAGACGAGCCAAGCTGGATGAGTTGGGCGGTACTGATTTATTTATGCAGGAGTACCCTGCCAACCCATTAGAAAGCTTTTTAACTTCAGGTCGACGTTTTGTAGAAGATATTCATTTAACGACTTGTGAGAATGATTGTTATAGCCCTGATTTTATTGGGGATATGCTCGGCGAAAATATTTCTGCGAGAACCCACGGCAATTATAGGGAGTGGTATCCGCCTTTAAGTGAGGACAGTTACACAATAGGGGTCGATGTCGCAGAGGGTTTGTCCTATGGTGATTACTCCTGCGCTCAAGTGTTAGATTCACAGGGACGCCAAGTTGCGTCTTGGCATGGGCATATTGATCCGTGGGATTGGGGCAATATTGTTTCTAAAATTGGACAAAGGTACAACAACGCTTACATTGTGGTTGAAAGAAACAATCATGGTCTAACAACTCTGCGTCGATTGCAGGAATTGGCGTATCCCAACATGTTTATTGAGCATTCAGTGGACGGTGCTTATTCAGACAAAATGACTAAACGAGGGGGCTTTTTGACTACCTCCAAAACCAAGCCGTTAATTATTGATAATTTAGCGGCATTATTGCGTCAAGGGCAGAGCGGCATTGCTGATATGGATCTTGTTAACGAGTTGAGAACATACATTATTGATGATAAAGGGGCTTTCAATTCTCAGTCAGGATGTTATGATGACAGGGTGATGGCTTACGCTATTGCCCTGCACGGACTTGCTTCTATGCCTAGACCAAGGCATCGCACGATACAACGGCGATTTAAGACGCTCGACCCAGTGACAGGCTACTAATGATAGAAGAAAAATCTACTATAAAAGAAGACGTTTCAGACGGTGTGCAAGATTTAAGCTTGCAGAGCCTTGGCGCTCGCCTATCAGAAACCTTTCAAGAATATAAGAACGCTCGTAAAGAAACTGAAAACGAGTGGTTAAAAGACCTTCGCCAATACAATGGGCAGTATGAAGCTGATGTTCTAGCGCGACTAGAAGAAGCTGGCGCTCGATCCAGAGTATTTGTAGGGCTTACCCGAACAAAGGTTATGGCGGCATACAGTCGTATTGTTGACCTGTTGTTTCAGCATGGTGATGCATTTTTCTCCGTTGAAGCAACGCCTATCCCCGATTTAGATCCGATGCAAGCAATGAAGATGCGAGAACTCGCTACCCAAGAGGTAATGCAAGCTTCGCAAATGCTAGACCCAAACATGAATCAAGATTTGATCATGGCTCGGATGCAAGAACTCGAAGTTGAGTTAAAGAAGGCTGAAAAAAGAGTTGCAGATGACGCGGCTGAATCGATGTCTATTGATATCCTAGACCAATTGATTGAGACCAACGCAGAGCAAAAACTTAAAGAAAGTATTTTAGAAGCCTGTATCTTTGGTTCGGGAGCCTGTAAAGCAGGGACAGTCCGCATAGATCGTAAGCAGTCATATTCAAAAATGGCAGATCCAGAAACAGGCGAAGAAGGCTATGCGCTGTCCATTATTGAACAGCCAATGCCTGAAGTAGAAAGCGTTTCAATTTTTGATCTGTATCCAGATCCCTATTGCACCTCATTAGATGACTGTGATGGGTTGTTCCGCCGCCACGTTTTAACACGCCGACAGTTTAGGGAGCTAGCAGATCTTCCTCAGTTTGATTCCTCAATGGTCAAGTATCTTTTAAAGACCAACCGATCCGGCAATCATGTGGAAGAAGAGCATGAAAGAACGAGAAGACGTATAGCAGGAATCAATGAGCATTCCGAATCTAATAGATTTGAGGTTATGGAGTTTTGGGGTTGTGTCGATGGTTACGAGCTAAAAGAGCATGGCGTAGAAATTCCTGAAGACGCAGATCTTTCGTCTGACTTCAATGCTTGTGTATGGCTATGCAGTGGCAAGGTTATTAAAATAATGCTCAACCCAATTGCGGGTTATGACATCCCTTACCATATTTTCCCGTACGAGCGTACACCGCACCAGTTCTGGGGTACAGGCGTACCTAGAATGATGCGTGACTCGCAAGGCACCATGAATGCCGCCACAAGAATTTGGCTAGATAATTTAGCCATGTCTTCAGCCCCGATGGTCGAAATTAATACTGACCTATTAGCGGCTGGAGAAGATCCAACAGACATACATCCTTGGAGGGTATTCCTTCGTGAGGGTGGTGATGGCTCAATGCCAATGGTTCGCTGGTATCAGCCGGTGGCTAATGCTAATGGTTTAAATCAAATTGTTGAGATTTTCCGCAGATTTGCGGATGAAACAACCAGTTTACCGTCATATACCCACGGTGAGCAGACAAGCGGATTAAATAAGACAGCTACAGGCATGTCTATGTTAATGGGTGCGGCAAATGTTGCGCTTAAGTCTACCATTAAGAATATTGATGACTTTTTAATGAAGCCAATGATTACCGGATTATTCCACTGGAATATGGAATTTGGCACAAATCAAAAATCAAAAGGCGATCTAAGGATTGTCGCAAGAGGAAGTACTGCTCTTGTCCAAAAAGAAGTACAAAGCCAGCGTTTATTGCAGTTCCTCTCGCTGGTATCAAACCCCATGGATGCTGGATTGGTGGATCGTAACCAACTACTGCGCGATATTGCTCAGTCAATGGATATTGATCCTGATGAAATTGTTAAGTCAGAGGAGCAATTAGCTCTTGAACAGCAACAACAAGCGGCACTCCAAGCTCAAATGCAACAAGGCGCAATCGCAAGCGGTAATGAGGCTCTCAACGAGCCAAGAATGGCTCCACCTCAGGGAGCTTTTTGAAGCCAGATTTGCGGATGCTCTAGAAAGGCTAGAGAAAGCTGACGAAAAGAATTTTAAGTTTGAGCAAGGCAGACTCTCCGAGTTACGTTTTTTGCTTGAACTTGAAACGAGCGCGAAAGCGCATTTAGACCACGCGCGGAACCTAAAAAGGACAACCGCAATAGACTAGCGAATATCCCTAATTTACATCAGGGACTCGAAGGAAAAAAATTATGTCAAGAAACGACCCAGATCGTCTAGAAGCAGAAGCTAATGAGTTGATGAAGCAAATGACGAAAGCTAAAGAAGGAACCCCAGAGATCGATCAATCTCAAGCGGAGACTCCAGAAGAGCCGGAAGAGTTGCAACAGGACGCCCCCGACCTAGAGGACAAGGCTGAGACCGTAGCAGAAGAGGAGACAGTATCTGAAGATCAAGAAAGCGGTGAATCTGAAGATATGTCGTTGGCTTTGAAAAAAGCCGAAAAAGCAATGAAAGGCGCACAGTCGAGAATGACGAAAGCCACGCAAGAAGCGGCTGACTTGAAGCGGCAAAATGCCGACCTGCTCAAAAGCCTTGCGGAGCTTAAAGTTCAAGTTGTTGAGCAACAGCGAGATGATGGAAAGCTTGCACAGTTAAGGGAAGATTATCCTGACCTTGCAAGTCCACTGTTAGACGAACTGAAGCGAACACAGGACGAGGTTAAAGCCCAAAAAGAAGCCCTTGATAAGCAAGAGCAGAACAAGATAGATGAACGGAATGATAAAGCCGCTGAGGCTCATTTTGGTCGAATACATGCAGAACATCCTGATGTAGATTCCATCGTGGAATCCGCTGACTGGTTGAACTGGCTGGAAGATCAAGATACTCAGACTAAAGACTGGATTCAGACTGGCTCGTCTAACGATGTTAATACTGTTCTTTTCAAGTTTAAGGACGACATGGGTTATAAGCCGCCCACACCGCGAGAGCGGGTTCTAGAGAAAGCAAAATCGGTTGCAGAACCGAAGATGCCAAAATCTCGAAAACCTACAACAAAAGGTGGAGCTAAAAACTACACCGTCGATGAGATCATGCGAATGCCTAACCATGTATTTGAAGAGCATCAGCAAGAAATTCTCAAGGCGATGGAAGGTGGCAAGATCCGCCGATAACTTCTTCTCAAACACGGAATTGCTGGAGAGACAATTAAAGGTATAAGTAAATGTCTTTTTCACAATTTTCAACAGGCACTACTTCTGAGGTGAATTTCATCCCAGAGGTGTTTAGCAAGCTTTTGCAAGCTAAATTTTATAAAAAGTCTGTACTTCCTGCGATCTCTAACACTGATTATGAGGGTGAAATCTCTGGTCAAGGTGAAAAGGTTGTAATCCGTACAGTTCCTGCTGTAACTATCAACGACTATGCTGGCACGATCACAACTCAAGAGTTGACTACTGCCAAAGTAGAAATGTTAATTGATAAAGCTAAGTACTACAGCTTTAAGGTTGACGATGTATTGGCGGCTCAGGCTGATATCGATTTACTGGATAAGGCGTCTAGCGATGCTTCTGAAGGTATGCGTATCGCTGTTGAGACTGACGTATTGAGTTCCTCTGTTACTGGAGCAACTACAATCGGATCTCAGACTACTGTTACTGCGTCAAATATCTTGACTTCAATTCTCGACATGTCTACTACTCTTGACACGCTCAACATCCCTGAAGAAGGTCGATATATCGTTCTTTCTCCAGAGTTCGTTAGCTTGCTCAAGCAGTCAGAGTTACGTCAGGCGTACTTAACTGGTGATTCTACTTCACCTCTTCGTAACGGTAAGGTTGGTACTGTAGATCGTTTCACTGTATATCAGTCAAACATGCTCTACACCCCATCTTCTGGTACTGACAGCGGCTACACTCACGTTCTAGCTGGTCACCCTAAAGCTCTTTCTTTCGCGTCACAGTTCACTAACACTGAAACTGTTCGTATGGAAAGCACTTTTGGCGATCAAGTTCGTGGTCTAAAGGTTTACGGCTCTAAGGTCGTTACTCCAGACGCACTTTGCGTAGGTAAGTGGACTTAATAGTCCAGCCGGATAGGGGGGGCAACCCCCCTGTTTTAATGATAGAGGTCAGGCATGACAGGAACTAAAACCAAAAAAGATGAGATTTTTGAAAAGGCGCAAGACGAGTTTGGCACAAAGCTAGACCGAAGGCTGACGCTTTCCCAGCTTGAAGATCAAATGAAATCCTTAGCGAGAGATAAGAAAAACCCTCCTAAAGAAATTGAGAAGCTCATCCCTAAAACGGTAAAAAACGTCATTACTGGTAATGTTTTTGATTACAACCCTTTATTTAAGGGTAACCCTGACTTGCAAGTAATCGAGTGGGAGAACACTGATGGCAACAACTAAGGTTGTAGATATTCTAGACCGCGCTAGCATTATCTTGCAGGACAGCACTAACGTCCGATTTCCAAACGCGGAACTATTAAAATTTTTCAATGATGCCCAGCGAGAAGTTGTGCTTCATCGACCAGACGCCAAAATGGTCAACGCGACTTTAGCTTTAGCGTCAGGTAGCAAACAAACACTTCCAGCCACAGCTTTACGCCTTATAGAGGTAATTAGAAATGTGAGCGGAAGAGCAGTTACTCAAGTAGCTCGAAGAATACTAGATGAAACTTTGCCTAACTGGCATGAGACTACTGCCGGAACCAACAAAATTGAACACTATGTTTATGATGCGGCTGACCCAAAAAACTTCTATGTGTATCCAAAAGCTGTTTCGGGTACTCACTCATTAGAGGTTGTTTATAGTTCAGCAACGTCAGACATAGCAATCAGTAATTTTTCAACAGATACAACCGTTATATCGATAGACGATGTTTACGCGAACTGCTTGTTAGACTATGTCCTTTACAGGTCTTACCAAAAAGATTCTGAGTTTGCTGGCAATGCCCAGCGAGCGATGATGCATTATCAAAGTTTTGCTAATGCTTTAGGCGTAAAAACTCAGGCTGATAGCGCAGTGACTCCATTCCCAGACAGTGCAGGTAGAGGCTAGTGAAATATTCTGATTTTTCTCCATATGTGCGTCCAGAGGTGCAAGGTTGCCCCGATTTTGTTTTAGAGCGAGCGGTGAGAGATTCAGCTATTGAGTTTTGTCGGCGAACGGATATTTATACGCCGGAACCAGAGTTTCTTACGATTATTAGCGGGCTCAATGAGTATGCAGTATCGCTACCGACAGGAACAGAGTTAAACCACATTTTAGATGTTTTCAATGACAAGGTTGCCTTAGAGCCTATTAGCTACAATCAGCTTTTATTAAAGCTAGGTGATGAGAATACTACTGGAACTCCTAAGTATTACGCGCAGAGAGATAATGCCGATTTTTATGTTGCGCCAATCCCTGCTGACGCAGACTCATTTAGAGTGCTTTACTCCGTTAAACCCACCTCCTCCAGCACCAGTATTCCCGACACGATTGGTAAAGAGAATAGAGAGCTAATTTCTCATGGGGCTTTATACCGCCTTCAGATGATGTCAGGTCAACCATGGTCAAACCCTTCAGCCGCAGGTTCTAATAAGCAACTTTTTGAGCGTGAAGTGGGTCGGGCTATTCGTCAAGTTAAGTACGGTTTTTCTGGTGGATCTCTTACTGCTAAACCGAGGGCATTTATCTAATGGCTTATTTGACTACGATTGATCTTGTTTCCAGCGACCAATTACCGGAAATTGAGATAACACTTAAAGACTCTAACACTGCGGCAAGTGGATCTATTCTTGACCCTGATGATGCAACTACATTTGCTCCCCTAGACTTAACTAGCGGCACAGTCAGAATGAGAGTCAGAAAAGTTGGATCGACTACCTTAACAGATACTTTGGTTGGAACTGTAACTAACGCTACTGAAGGAAAGGTTACCTTTGTTTTCAACAGTGATACTTTAGCCTCTAGCGGAGTATTAGAGGGCGAAATAGAGTTTTCCGATTCTCAGAGCCGAACCCAAACGGTAGTTGACCTTATAAAGTTCAAAGTCCGATCACAGTTCGGGTAAGACGATATGGCGATCCGAGCCAGTATCAAATACAGGTCACTTGCGCTAACGGCTTCTTTTCGTAAGCTAAGTCTGACTGCAAGAATTCCTACAGCAACGGCTGTGGTAACCGAAAAAAACCTGCATATGGATGCTTCATACAGAAGCATTTCTACTGATATTGGTTACACGAAGCTTGAGGCTTTGGCAAGCTGGCAAAATCTTTTCATGCATGACATTACAGTCAATGCAGAAAGAACAATTTACACGTTTAATGATGCAGTACCGTTTTTAGAATTGACCGAAATGGATGTAGGTCTTGCCTTAGGAGATAGTTTTTCCTTCTCTGAGGCAATGGCAATGTCTCTTGATGTTGTAAAAGCTGACACCTTCCCTATGATCGAAAGCATCTACACTGAGCTT